GTCAGTTGCGCCAGCAAACTCTGGCAGGGTTTTTAAATGTGCATAGGCTTGAGCAATAAAATTTTTATTGTCCATACTTGGAACAAAGTTATATTTTGTTGCTTGCACTGGTGAGTTCTCATCATTTTTTTCAACGTAAGTAATTACAGTTACTTCAAGCGTACTTTTGTTGCCAGAAACTGTATCAACTTTAATGTATGCGTTGTTTAAAATTGCAGCAGAATCAAACCCATTTGGAGTAAATTCAATGTTTTTTCTAAGTGCCATGATTGTTTCCTCTAAAATTATTGAATGTCAAAAGTTATTTGGCCCCAAACATATGTTCTGTCTGCGCTAGATTGCCATGCAGTGTTTGTAATGTCTTTAGTAAGAGAAACATACGCTTGATTAACTAATACAGTTGCTAAACCCGTACCGCCAGTGCCAGTTTCATTATCCCAATATCCAAATGTCGCAACTGTTTTACTTAGACCCAATTTTCCTTCTGGAATTGCAATTCGCAATTGTGTCGGTGTTCCAGTAACAGTAGATGTTTCAACATAAAAATTAATTGTCATCGTTTTATTGATGATTTGATATTGATATGTTGTAGCGTCACCAGATGCTACTACCCATGTCCCAGAATTTGATGTAAAGTTTCCTGCGCTAAATGCAACACTAGCGTATTGTTGAATTATGTTACTGCTTAATGTGCCTTCAATTGTTGGTGGAATAGCATTGTTTCCCCAAGCAGTGTAAGTTGTAAAAAGTGGGTTAGATTGCACAATAGCAGGGGGTGAACTTGATGAAAAATAGTTTCCAAATAATCCAAGCCCTGTTCCAGACCCTGCGTAATTAACACCAGCAACTGAATAATTCTCAATGTGATTGCCAATTATGGATACATTTCGACTTTGAGTCCCATCAATGTAAACTCCATTTAACACATCTTCAAGTACACAACCATTAACTGTTATACCAAAAGGATAGCCCAAAGCAATTGCGTTGCCGCCAGTAGAGCCTGTACCCCTAATAGTTCCAATTGAACAATTTACAATGCTAGTACTTGTTGGGTATCCATCAAGCAAATCATTGCCAGTAACTGTTATTCCATTTTTGGCACATTGTGCAACGTGTAAAGTTTGAAATGATGAATAGCCAAGTTTATAAAACGCCAATCCAAAACCAAAACAATTGTAAAACGTGCAATCTTGAACAATTACATACGCACCAGCATAAAATTTAAGCAATGCGCCAATTAAAGAAAAGTTTGTTTCTGTGTTTGGGTTAGCGCCAATGCCATCCCAATTTCCAACAAGATAAAGATCACGCAACGTACAGCCACCACCAGTACCCCAAACATCTCCAGTATTGCCACCATTTGTAAATAAAACAGCGTTACTGTTCAAGCCTGACAAAACTAATTTTGAACCAGTTGTTGCGCCAAAAGTTGTTGGCTCACCAAAAATTGTTTTATTTTTAATGTTTATATTTCCGTCAATGTTGTATGTTCCTTGTGGAATGTAAACAGCATTACTTGCGGCAAGTGCGGCAACCAAAGCCGCTTTATTTTGTGCTGCAGTTGCTGTTGTGCTTGCGCCATAGTCAAGAAAATTGACAGCAGCGCCATCAATCATTGAATAAGAAACTTTAGTTAAGGACATAGTATTTTTACGATACGTTATATTGACCAGAAAAAAGAATTCCTGCACCGCTTAAAGTTGCGTTAGGTATAGCAACATTAAAATTTGCAGGGCTAACTATCGTCATGTTAGTAGAAGCAGTATTTGCTTGAATTGATATTGCAGTTCCTGACCCACTTGTTGCCGCAAATGGTGAATACTGACTTGTTTGCACTGCAAAAGGCAATCCACTTAACGCAGCCGCTGTTGCATTAGCGGTTGCTGGATAGATGATGTATGCAATCACATAAACCATTCGCCCAATTTTTGTATACCGAGCGTTTTGAACAGTAATAACTAAACCAGCACCAGACCCGTCAGTAGGTGTCCAAGTGCCTTCTTCATAGTCAGCCAACAACTCGCTTGTGCCTGTGCCTGGTGTGGCGGAAAAATCGATGCCTTTGCCAGATGTGCCAATGACTAGGTTGCCATCAGGCAAGACAGTATTGCCGCCCAAGAATCGCAGGTATGTTTTAGAGCCAGTATAAAAATCACGGCTTATAAAATCGTATTGCCAGCCAGCAGTAGCACCAGCGCCCGCAAAACGAGTGGTGAACTTCAAGTCATACGTTGTTGGCTCTGCGGTGCTTGGAGTCCACTTGTTGAGAGCGTATGTTGTGCCATCAGTAGCGCCAGCAAGACCAATAGATTGCAAAGACCCATCTAACGCAGTTCCAATTGCAACGCTTGTTGGCCCAATAGCACGGTTAGTCACGTTGTCAACAGTGGCCTTTTTTGTTGTACCACTTTGAACAATCGGTAAAACTTCTGTGCCTGCAAGCGGTGTTGTTGCGCTTGTTAGCGCCGAGATTTTTAAGTCAGCCATGATTTATCCTTTAAGCCAAATTAGCCATTGCTTTAAACACAAAAGTTCCTGCTGGGCCGCTGGTTGTGCAAACCCAACCTGGAGTTCCACCAGACGCAGGCGCAGTATTCCAAACTTGTTGACCCCGCGACCAAGTACCAGTTGTCGGTACGGCAGAGCCAAAATTCCACGTATTGTTGCCGTCTCGTACAACACCAACGCCAGCAGTCCAATTGATTGCGTTAGCTGAATTTGTTTTGTTGTTTGATACAGACCAATTTCTAGCTGCCGTTGCCGCACCCACAAGCGTCACAACATTAGTCACGTTATTGATGATATTGCCGTCAATGCTTACATCAATTGGAAAATCCGTACCGCTTGCGGCCAAATAAATTCCATTTAAATAGTTTTGGATTGCGTTGTTAGAAACAACAATAGACTGTATTGTTTTAACAAATCCAGACATTGAAATGTCAATTCCGTTTGCAGTTGGTGTTGCGCTACCAACTTTAAGAATTGAGTTTCCTTCAATCGTTACGTTAACGCCAGACGTTACAGCAATGCCAGTACAGTCTGTTGAATAGGTTGTGTCAACTATACAAGTGTTGCCTTCAATAGATACGTTTCTAGCGTAACTTGTGGCGATAGAACTTGAAATTACGTTAGTTACAAGAATAAGCGGCTGTGCATAAGCAATCGTAGCTCCATTCATTTTGCGGCAAGTGTTGCCCTGAATGGTGACGTTTTCAACCCAACCGTCAATGATGATGCTACGGCTCCATGCTTCAATAGTATTGCCTTGAATCACAATGTCACGATCACCATCATCATAACCACTAGGGTCAACTACATACAGACCATTTACGCTGATACCATCATCATAGAATGTACGCATATAGTTGTCGGCAATCACAACTTTACGGTTGCCAGAAGTTTTAATTCCTTCTTGACCGTTTTCAACGCCTGGCGTTGGAATAACTGGGCCGGGGCCAAGTGGCCAAACACTGTTGCCTTGAATTAACACGTTGGTGCAGTTACCAGGCGATCCACCAGACCCTGCGACAGTAATACCGACATTGTTGTTGTCATACACTGTGTTGTTTAAAATTCGCAAGCGATCAATGTCGCTGTATAGCTGAGAGCCTGAGCATTTTGCACCGCCTCGCACGTTCTCATCAAAAAATAAACCAGAAACAGTTATGTTGCTGCCATTTTTAATCCAAAACATCCTTGCATCAAATTGAGGCGCTGCGGTCAAAGTAGTTCCGTTTTTAAGGCGAACAATTGAATTTGATCCGTTACCCAGCAATGACACGGCAGGATTTGCAACAATTTTGGCGCTGATAATGTAAGTGCCAGCGGGGAAATAAACTGTGCCGCCAGGGGTTGCAGTAATTGCGGCTTGGATAGCGGCTGTGTCATCTGTTGAACCGTCACCAACAGCACCAAAATCTTTAACACTGACAGACTCACGCAACTTAGCTTGCACATTGGTTGCCACAGCAGTAGCGCCAGCAGGGTTGTACGTCACCTGAGAAGCATTGACAGCGCCAGCACCTTGTTGCTGAGTTGTGGTGAATTTAACTTCAGCACCAACATGCAAACCAGACACAAAAGTCACGGTGTCGCTGTCAGTCTCGGTGTACGCATATTGAGCGCCTGGGCCGTACTGATTCACACCATCAACAAACACCGACAAGCTGTTAGTGCCAGGCTGATAGCTGATTGATAGATTAAACACCGTTTGGCCAGCGGTGGCAGTCACAATCTGTTGTTGGTTGGTGTACGCAACTGAGTTGGAGTTGATGCCCGTAATGTTGTCGTATGTGGCTATCAATACATCGTTGCTGTCTTTCAGCACAAATTTGTAAATCAATCCATCAGTCAACCAAATTTCACCGCTACTAGGCACGCGCCCCGCAGCATCCAAAACAATTGGATTAGTCCAAAAGCTAACGCCTTGGGAAGTTGTAAAAGTTGCAGCAGGCGTTGTTGTGCCAGCAAAATAAGTGTAAATCTTACCGCCAGTCAGGACTGCGCCGGTATTAGTAAAAAACTGGGCCGCAACGCCGCCCACGGGGGAAAGATTGACGGCCATTTAGGTCACTCCAAAAGAATTTGTCCACCATCTTCTTGCACCAAATTATCTCCAGATTCGGTGAGAAGATTGCCTACCGATGCGCCACTGTCGCGTGTGCCTGAAAACAGCGTGACAATACCGGCTAGGCCAATGGCCACCGAATTGCGAAGGGCGACACCAAAGCTCATTGCTTATTGATCGGTTTGCAGTATGCAGTGCCGTCTGTGCTGCCAATTCGCAGCACACTGACGCGCTAAGGGGAGCCGTTTGAACTGAGTGTCAGAACAAAAGGAATTGGCGTGTAAGCAGGGATCGGTGTGCTGGCATTGGTAGCAACAGCGCCAACACCCACTTCAACGTAGCAAGGCACTTCGCTCCAAACCAAAACGCCTTGTGGGCCAGCGTTCCATGCGGTTGTGTTGCCTGCAGTTGCACCAGCTGTTGCGGTAAAAGCGGGGAAATCCGCTTTGCTCATTGGGTTGAGAAGTTCCATCATGTTTCCTTACGCTAATGTGTAATGGTTTCGTTTCATGCGGTTTTCCGCTTTTGGCAACACTTGCAAATTTGTTGGCACATGCAATCCAGAAACAAGTTCGCCTCGTAAAGGGATTATATGATCAACTTCCCAAATAAAGCCAAACATGTTTGTGCGCATTTTGGCTAACTTATATGCTTCACTCATCAACCATCTATCTTCTGCTGTAAGCCATTTTGGCACACGTTTAGCCCGTCTGGCAACACTTGCAACAGCTCTTGCTGTATACATGTCAGGATGCTTTTTAATGTAACGAAGTGCTTTAGCTTTAACTTTGTCAGGGTTTGCTTTTACCCATGCTTTTGCGTCTTCGCGTGTTTTGTCTTTATTAGCTTCTTGCCAACGCTTAACGCGGGCGTTGTGCAAATCCCTGTTGTTTTCTAACCATTTATGCCAAGAAGCAAGTTGAGCTTCGCGGTTATTTTTATACCGGTCAACACCCGCAATTTTTACGCACTGAAGGCAAATTGCTGTGCTTGTGTATCTGTCTGACAAATGACCATGCTTGCACGGCTTACCCGTGTTGTAAAACTTCAAGCCTTGGGCCTTTGCTTCAGCGCGTTTCATGCTAAATATTTCAGCTTGTATAAAGTCCGGATGTATATCTCAACGATATTATCTATCAATTGCTGAAGCGATGAGTCAGATTTATCACACACATCGTATCTTGCGGCTTCAATTTCGGCAAGTGAATCTTGCAAAAACTCAATGATATTGGCTGTCTTTTTGGCCGAATGCAAGGTGATAGGGCCAATCAGACCATGACGGCCTTGGTAGGCTTCAGCAAAGTCGTCAGCCGCGCCAATGATGCGGTTGTAAAAGATATTGAGCGCTTCGTGCTTGCTAAAGCTGCGGGTGTTCAGGTGAACACTGTGCGTGACATCACGGGCTAGGAATAAGATTCCGATAAAATCTGCGGCTTTCATTGTGGCATTCCCATTGTTGTTGTGGGGGCATCATCTGTTGTTCTGGTGGCATCTCCATGGCCATCGGTGCTTCACGCATCTCAGGCATCTGGTTCATCATGCTTTGCGACTCCATGGCCGCAGCGACAACACCCATGGCAATGTCTTGAATCTGTTCTTCAGTCATACCGGCCTGCACAGCGGCAATGCGCTTGGTTTCGGCATCGTATGCCTTGATCTGAGCCTCAAAGTCCTTGCGCTCCAAGTCCTGCATCTCGATTGATTTGCCGACATTCTGGATCATCTGGTACATCTGCTCCATCTCAGCGCCCATGGCCTGAATCTGTTGCTGCGCTGCCTGCAATGCTGGGTCTTCGTCACCATCTTCCAAGAACTTAGGATCAATGGTCTTGGCAAAGCGCTTGGCCATCTCTTGAGCGCCAGGCCAGTCCATGTTCTTGACAAACAAGTCACCAGCCACAGACCACAGTTGGGGATTACCCTGTAACAGTTGAGCCATGGCTTCCAATGCCTCTTGGCGCTTGGTTGCGTAGCCTGGGCCAGTTGTGGCCACCACATCGTACTTGCCAACGCCAGGGTTGTAGATTTTTTCAATCACAATACCCTGCTCATTGACAATCTTGTTGACGGGTTGCGGCTGGTCAGGGTTGATCTTGACCATCTTAGTCTCGCCGTCTTCACCAATGATGCGAGCAATGCGCTGTGTGTCGTAAATCTTAGGAATCAAGTCTACCAACTGACGGGCCACATGGCGCACGGCACGGGTCAGGTTGTCACCATAGTGGTAAGTACCTACATCGCCCTCACGCTGACGAGCCAAGATGGCTCTGCCAGAGCGCTCGTTAGAACCCATGCCAAGAGAAGCGTTATATTGGCCAGTTGTGGACTTGATGTCCTCAGATGCGCCTGCCTTGGCCTGCAATAGGCCCGTGGAGGCCATTGGAGGCTGTGCCCGCTGGGGTAGTGGCAACACCGCGCCTTGGCCGTCTGTAACGTCTGGATTGACCTCCAGATAGGGCCAGTTGTTCGTGTTGGCAGTCTTCCACTGCTGCTCGTAACCTTCAAACTGACCGCCGTATCCGATGAATGGGGCTTTGGGGGCCAGCGCCAGCATCTCAGCTTCCTGCGACACCCAGTAGTTGTACATGCGCTGGGCATCCTTGGCGTTGCGCACCAAGCCCGACACGTACAAGCGGCCATCAACCTCAAACTCATTGCCGATGATGCGAATCACGGGAATCCACTTACCCGCCCACTCGCGCTCCTCGAGAATCTCGTACCCGTTGATCTTGCAATACTTGACCTTCGGGCGCTCAGATATGCGGTTGCGCTTGGGCTTACCGTACATTTCCCGCATCATCCTGTCTTCGGGTGTGCCCTCAAAAGCAGTCTGGTTACCTGGGTACAGGTTCAGCGTGGCTTTGTCGTAGTCGATGTAGTAGTAATCCGCAATGCGGATCGTGTCTTCGTTGAGCCAGTTGCTGATCGACTGGTCACCCACACCCAGCGACTGAAGAGTCGTGACAGGTGCGGCATCAGGGTACATGCGTGCAAAGTCTTCTTTGCTGATGTCCTCGGTCACAAAGCACCACTTGGCGTCTGCGCCAGTGGGGTCTTGCATGGTGGGGTCCATGTAGACGCTGAAACTGTTGCGCACCCGGCCAATCTTGATGTCTTGGTCAAAAGTGTTGTCGTCGCAGTACTCGGTCAGCAGACGGATGTACCCTTCGCCAAAAGACACTTGGTTTTCGCAAGCGGTGTCATAGGCGACATCGGCGTCCGACATGTACTCAATGTGCCGGATCATGCCGTTGAAAATCTCGGCCACTTTGACGTCTGCTTTGTCGTCAACCGGGATGACTTTGGCACCGGGACGGTTTTGCCGCTGATCGTTGGTGACTTGGTGAACGTGCTGCGGCAACTTGTTGATTGTCAAGCACGGACGAGCGTTGATCGTTTGACCTTGCACCGCGCCACGGGTTTGCAGCACGTCAGCAGGCCACTGCCAATTGTTGTCAGGCGATCCAGCGTAGAACGAGGTCGGGTCTATGTCGCAGGGTAAGCGGTCACAGTATGTCGAGGATGTCGAGCAGGCGGGTTCGGAGTGGGACGATGCAGTCCGAGAGTCGGAGATGGCTGGCATGAGCGAAGCGGAACGGATGGCACATGTCGCAGATAAGCCTAAGAGACGTATAGACGGGAGACCTGTAGGTAGTGACCATCGGAGAGGCAAAGGGTTGACCATTGCACAACATAGATTTGTGGCAGGGGTCATCAGAGGGGAGTCACTCAGGAAAGCCTACAGAGAAGCATTCGAGAACAACACGGGTTCAGATGCATCTATATCAGCAAGCGCAAACAAACTGATGAAAGACCCAAGGGTCAAGATGGCACTCGAGGACGCATGGGGTCAAACAGTGGAACACCTGATTGAGGACGTTGTGGCAAGTAAGAGGTATGTATTGAAAGGACTGCTTGCACTAAGTAAAGCCGGCAAGCAAGAGGGCACTCAATTGAAAGCACTCGAACTAATGGGTAAAGCCTGTGGTCTGTTTACACCAATGGAAGTGCAGGACAAAGCACCAATCACGGCTGACCAACTCAAGCGTGAACTCGCAGGGCACTTGAAGCTTCTTAAGGGACAACTGTCATCAGTAGATGATGTGCAGATCACATCGATGCGTTTAAACACAGAGCGTGTAAACGTGGAGGCTGACGGGGACGTTGCGTGACGTGGCTGGGCGTGACCCACCCGTGCCCGCCCCCCACTTGTGCGTGATGACACCCCTCCCGCGCTATACGCTCTAATCCACTCTCCCAAAACATATCCCAGAAACACCCCCCCTTCCTTTCCAAAAGCAAACACCCCGGGGGTATATATATTTTTGTTTAAACAGTTGCGAACGTTCGTATTATCGTTTAAACTACAAACGTTGGTGAAGCTGCTAGACGCTGTGGGACGTGTTCCGACTTTAAGTGCGCCAACATCAACACACATGAGCACTTGGACGCTAAAACGTAAGGTGGACTAACTCAGAACCGGGAAGCCATAGAACACGCGGTCGCTATGGTAGGAAGACGAGGAAAGAAGTGCTCAGTTGTGTTGGTTCTATATGGGGGTGCATTGCGGTTGACGACCGAACCTGTCGTCTAGTCAACGTGCAGGGTAGTGCTTCCCCATATATGACCGAACGCAGAAAGTTAGTCTTGGAATTCATCCGTGCTTACGTCAGGTTGCACGGCGTACCGCCGTCCTATGAGGTTATTGCTCGGGGTATCGGCTTGAAGTCCAAGTCTAATATCCATAGAATCGTGCATCGTTTAAAGCAGGACGGACATTTGATAACCAAGCCCTATAAGTTCCATGCCATCAGGTTGGTGGATCAATCTGCGAAAGCGGTGGCAAGTCTATGAGTCTCCTCTCCCACGCAGAGATGACTGCCTACCTTCAAGCTTTGGATAACAAGGCAACCGACGGGGCTACCCGGTCTAAGATCAGTTTGCTCCTAGAGATGGACAAGGTTGAGAAGTCCAAGGAATCCTTCCTGTACTTCGTGACGCAGATGTGGCCCATCTTTATCTCAGGCTCCCACCACAAGATCATGGCAGATGCCTTTGAGCGTGTAGCCAAGGGAGAGCTTAAGAGGCTGATCATCAACATGCCGCCTCGGCATACCAAGTCGGAGTTTGCTTCCTTCTTGTTGCCGGCGTGGTTCTTGGGAAAGTTTCCTCATAAGAAAATTATTCAGACTGCCCACACCGCAGAGCTTGCGACGGGCTTTGGACGAAAGGTTAGGAATCTTGTTTCATCAGAACCCTATCAAAAGGTTTTTCAAACTAAGCTGTCAAGTGATTCAAAGGCCGCAGGTCGCTGGAACACTCATATGGGTGGCGATTACTTCGCTATCGGTGTTGGCGGCGCTGTTACAGGTAAGGGCGCAGATCTCTTAATCATTGACGACCCGCATTCTGAGCAGGAAGCCAAGCAGGCTAACCCCGCAGTGTTTGATAACGTCTATGAGTGGTTCACTTCCGGCCCTCGCCAGCGTCTACAGCCGGGCGGAGCCATCATTATTGTGATGACTCGGTGGTCAAAACGTGACTTAACAGGCCAAATTCTTAAAAACGCAGCTAAAGAGGGCGTGGATCAGTGGGAAGTCATTGATTTTCCGGCGATTATGCCCAACGGCAACCCTTTGTGGCCCGGATTTTGGTCAAAACCCGCCCTTGAAGCCCTCAAATCTGAACTTCCCGTCTCTAAGTGGGAGGCTCAGTACCAACAGAACCCCACATCTGAAGAAGGCGCGATCATTAAACGTGATCAGTGGCAGATTTGGACGCAAGAGAGACCCCCAGAAGTCGAGTACATCATTCAATCTTGGGATACTGCGTTTGAAAAAAACAACAGGGCCGACTATTCAGCCTGCACAACGTGGGGAATCTTTCAACATCCCGACAAACACGGCAACTTGAAGGCAAACATCATCTTGCTTGATGCGTTTAAAGAGCGCATGGAGTTTCCGGATCTCAAAGCCAAGGCTTTTGAGTTGTACCAAGAATATGCGCCCGACACTTTGATTGTGGAGAAGCGAGCCGCAGGTGCTCCGCTCATCTACGAGATGAGAAAGATGGGAATTCCGATGTCAGAGTATACGCCGGGCAAAGGAAACGATAAGATATCGCGTGTAAACGCTATATCAGACCTGTTTGCCTCTGGCATGGTTTGGTGTCCTGAAACCCGCTGGGCAGAAGAAGTCATGGATGAGTTGGCTTCTTTCCCTAACGGAGATCATGACGACCTTGTGGACTCAAGCAGTCAGGCACTGATGCGGTTTCGACTTGGGGGCTTTATCTCCATAGCTTCAGACGAAGAAGATGAGCCTTTTTACCATCGCAGAAAAGTAGAGTACTACTAAGGAACAATATGAGTATCGAACAATCCCTGAGCCAAGCCCCATTGGGCCTGCAAGATATCGAGCTTGATGAAACCCCCGCCATTGAGATTGAAATTGTCAACCCAGAGGGTGTCAAAATTGATATGGACGGCGTTGAAATTGAAATAGACGCAGAAGAAACCGAAGAAGGTTTCAACGACAACCTTGCCGAATACATCGACGAGGGTGAGCTTCAAAAGATTGCCAGCGACTTGATTGGTTTGGTTGATCAGGACATCAACTCCCGCAAAGATTGGGTGGAGATGTATGTTAAAGGTCTAGATGTTTTGGGGATGAAATATGAGGAACGTACAGAGCCTTGGCTTGGTGCTTGCGGGGTATTCTCGACTGTTCTTACAGAAGCGGCGGTCAGGTTTCAAAGTGAGACTATTATTGAGACATTCCCGGCTCAAGGCCCCGTCAAGACAGAGATCATTGGCGCTATTGATAAACTTAAAGAAGAGGCTGCCGAGAGGGTAAGAGAGGACATGAACTACCGGCTCACGGAAGGTATGCCTGAATACCGTCCTGAGCATGAACGCCTTCTGTATTCCTTGGGTTTAGCCGGCGCTGCGTTCAAGAAAATTTATTATGATCCCACAATGGGACGGCAGGCTGCGATGTTTATCCCTGCCGAGGATGTCATCATTCCCTACGGCGCTTCTAGCGCCATGACCTCTGAGCGTGTGACCCACATCATGCGCAAAACAAAGAATGATATTAAGAAATTACAAGTTTCTGAGTTCTACCTCGACAAAGAACTTGGCGAACCGCTTCAGTTCTACACTGACGTAGAGAAGAAGAAGGCCGAAGACCAAGGCTACAGCATCACAGACGATGACCGCTACCAAGTCTATGAAATCCACGTAGATTACGACCTGCCCGGTTATGAAGACGAAGACGGCATTGCCCTTCCTTATGTCATTACCCTAGAGCGTGGAACCACAGAGATCCTCGCCATTCGCCGTAATTGGGCGGAGGATGATAAACACAAGCTTAAGCGCCAGCACTTTGTTCAGTACACCTACGTACCCGGCTTTGGAGCCTATGGCTTAGGTCTGATCCACCTAATCGGTGGTTATGCCCGTGCAGGTACTTCTATTATTCGTCAACTCGTGGATGCTGGAACCTTGAGCAATCTTCCCGGAGGTTTGAAGACTCGGGGTCTGCGGATTAAGGGAGACGACACTCCCATCCAACCGGGTGAGTTCCGTGATGTGGACGTGCCTAGCGGTTCCGTCAAAGAAAACATCATGGCCCTGCCATACAAAGAACCTTCACAGGTTCTCTTGGCTCTGCTAAATCAAATCACAGACGAAGGCAGAAGACTTGGCTCAATCGCAGATATGAACATCAGCGATATGTCTGCCAACGCCCCGGTAGGTACAACTTTAGCGTTACTTGAGCGTCAGTTGAAGACCATGAGCGCAGTACAAGCTCGTGTTCATTATTCAATGAAGCAAGAGTTTAAACTGCTCAAAGAAATCATCCGCGACTACATGCCCGATGATTATGACTACGTGCCCGTCTTTGGTACACCTCAAGCCAAGCAAGCAGACTATGACATGGTGGATGTTATCCCCGTGTCTGACCCAAATTCTGCAACGATGGCTCAAAGGATCATGCAGTACCAAGCAGTCATTCAGTTGGCTCAAGGCGCTCCGCAGATCTACAACTTGCCTTTGCTGCACCGCCAGATGATTGAGGTGCTGGGTGTCAAGAACGCAGACAAACTTGTTCCTGTAGACGACGACTTAACGCCAAGAGATCCAATCAGCGAGAACATGGCTTTCTTGACCGGCAAGCCTACCAAAGCATTCATCTATCAAGACCACGATGCGCACATTGCTGTACATACATCAATGCTGCAAGATCCTATGGTGATGGGTCAGATGGGTCAAAACCCTATGGCTCAACAGATGCAGGCCGCAATCATGGCGCACGTAGCTGAGCACATCGCATTTCAGTACAGAACAAAGATTGAGCAACGCCTTGGCGCTACTCTGCCGATGCCAAACATTGAGATGCCCGAGGATGTGGAAGTTCAGTTGTCCAAGTTGGTCGCACAAGCTGCAAAACAACTCTTGGACATCAACAAGAACCAAGCAGCCCAACAAGCCGCTCAACAGCAAATGCAGGATCCTGTTGTGCAAATGCAACAAGCAGAGTTGCAAATCAAACAGCAAGATGCTCAGACCAAGGCGCAGAAAGTGCAAGGCGAGTTGGCAATCAAACAAGCAGAGCTTCAACTCAAAGCTGCGCAGATGCAAGGCCAGCAAGGAGAAGATCCTGCCGTGGCTGCACAAAAAGCGCAGCAAGAAATTGCAATTGATGCCATGAAGAAGCAGGCAGAGATGCGCATGTCAGAGCAGCAACACCAGCAACAGTTGGAACACAACCAACAGACGCAGGATTTGCAGGCTAAACAACAACTCTTACAGATGCTGTTAAACGCAAAACGTACCGGGGGTGAATGATGGACACGCTGCTTGAAAGTTTAAACAAGAAGCTTGATGAACATGTCAAGCAGTTGGTCGAAGTTGTCAGTGGTGGTGGTGCGAAATCCCACGATCACTACAAAGAACTGTGCGGGACAATCCGAGGTCTGCAAACCGCTCAGTATGAACTTGCTGACCTTGTGCGAAAAACGAAAGACTATGACGATGACTGAATTTGATGTCAGCGCGGTGGATCTGAGCGGGGTGCTCCATACCTCCGCAGAAGAGAAAGCCAAACAAGTGCCCGATCCGGCCACTTACCACATTCTTTGTATGCTTCCCAAAGCAGAAGAAGAGTTCAGCGAAACAGGGATCCTTAAATCTGCAACTGCGATGTACCACGAGGAGCTTCTTTCCCCCGTGTTATTTGTAGCCAAGATTGGCCCTGATGCGTTTAAAGACGAAACCCGATTTCCTTCAGGCCCGTCCTGCAAGGTTGGAGACTTTGTGTTAGTACGTCCTAACACGGGAACCCGCATGAAGATTCATGGTACTGAATGGAGACTCATCAATGATGATTCTATTCAAGCCGTTGTGCAAGATCCTCGCGGTATTCAACGACCAACATAAGGAGTCATCATGGCTGAAATTGAAAAAACAGAATTTGAGTTTCCCGATGAAGCATCCGAAAACCCCCGTAAAGGTGGGAAGGTTGTAGAGCCGGAGATTGAAATTGAACCCGAGATTGAGGTTGTAGATGACACGCCTGAGAAGGATCGTTATCGCACCCCAATGAACGAAGCCCCGCAAGACCCAACAGAAGAGGAGCTTGCTTCCTACTCTGAGAGTGTGAAGAACAGGTTTAAACACTTCACCAAGGGTTATCACGAGGAGCGCAGAGCCAAAGAGGCTGCCACTCGTGAAAAGGATGAAGCTCTTCGCATTGCGCAGGCAGTGTTTGAGGAGAATAAACGCCTGAAAGGCTCCGTCAATCAAGGTCAGAACGTACTCTTGGAACAAGCCAAGCGTGTCATCAACACCGAGATTGAAGATGCTAAGCGTATTTTCAAGGAAGCTTATGAGGCAGGTGACTCAGATAAGCTCTTGGAAGCACAAGAAGCACTTACAAACGCTAAAATTCGTGCTGATAAAGTAAACAATTTTAAGCCAACCCCTTTACAGGAAGAAGAAAGTCCTGTACAAATCACACCACAACCTCAACAGGCAGCGCCCGTTGACGACAAACTACTAGCGTGGCAAGACCAAAATCAGTGGTTTGGAAGCAACAAACGCATGACTTCATATGCTCTAGGGCTACATGAGGAACTTGTTGAGAATGGTATCCGCGTAGGCAGTGACGAATACTACCGTCGTATCGACACTGACATACGAGAAAGATTCCCCGACCAAGTTGGAGCCGGAGAATCCGCTGATGCGAAACCTCAGCGAACCAAATCCAATGTCGTTTCACCGGCTACCCGTAGTACAGCGCCTAAAAAAATCGTACTTACGCAGACGCAAGTGAATCTCGCCAAACGGTTGGGAGTTCCTTTGGAACTGTACGCCCGTAAGGTTGCTGAAGAAATGAGGAAATAATTATGGAAAAATCTGCACGTC